CAGGATGGCAACCGTACAAGATTGTGAAGAAAGCCGGACAGTGGGTGGAAGATCCAGACATGGACGACAAACCCGCTTACACCTTCTACACGGGTGAGGAAGATGCCGAGGAGCGTGATCTGACTCGTCAGATCTTTAACGGTGTGTACTCCAAGAACTTCCCAGCATCCTTGAAGGAAAGTGTGAATGCCCGTGGCAAGAAGATTCTGACTGTCCTGATGGCCTCTGCATCCGGCGCTGAAGGTATCACGCTCAACAATGTCCGATTCGTGCACATTATGGAGCCTCACTGGACGCCTGCTCGCCACGATCAGGTCATTGGGCGCGCCATCCGTATCTGCTCCCACGCTACCTTGCCAATGGAAGAACGGACGGTGAAAGTCTCTTTTTACATTTCGGTGTTCACGGAGAAGCAGATGAAGTCGGCTGATTACCCGAACATTGTCCCGATTCGCAGGAATGACATGGTGATAAAGCGTTATGAAGGCGACCCGGTGGAGACGTTCATGTCCACTGACGAGTATTTGTATGAGACTGCCTATGAGAAAGAGCGCATCGGACAGCGGATGTCCTTGTTGCTCAAACAGTCGGCGGTTGATTGCGAAATCCACCGGAAGCTCCATTCTCGTGAACGTCCGGTGGTCTCGTGTATGCGATTCGACTCCACGACCGCCGGTGAAGATCTGGCATTCAGACCGAATATTAAAAACGAAGACTTGGATGAGACGGTGTTGCGCAATACATCAAACAAGCACCGAGTGTTACAAAAAGTGATGGTCAAGGGAATCTCACTGATCATTGATCGGAACACCAAGGAGGTCTTCGATGGACCCGCTTGGGACGACAATCAGCGTCTCCTCCGGATGGGCAAGATGGTCAGCCCTACTTCAATTGAATTTCTGCTCTGACACACTCGTCAAGCCTCGCTCTTGACGTCCTCAATCCACCCGGCACAGACATCGGTCCACGTCTTAAACTTGTAGCTCAAGGCTGACTTCTTGAACTGAGGCAGGACCTTGATAAGATCGTCCATTCGATCGGCAAGCTCCTTGTAGCAGAATGACGGCGCCCACAATCCAAGGGGCATTGTACCCGGAAAGTACCAGCGGTCACGCGGTGGAACAAATGCACATACAGTCTCGTTCATGAAGGAGCGATACGTTCCAATGTCCGTCACAATCTGGGGTGCTCCAGTGTAGAGGTGCTCGATCTGACACAGACCAAATCCCTCGCCATCCGACGTATTCACACCGATATCTCCAGCATTGTAGATCTCGTTGATGGATGCATCGGGAACCGGCTTTGCAGACGTGTCGACAAGCAACAGTCTCTTGCTAAGCTCTCCAACATCAAGTCCATGACGGTCAAGCTCGGTGGCAAAGATACGGCTGACATCGTAGTATGCACCCTGCTGAGCATTCATCCCCGTCACAATCATAAAGTAGTACGGCTTGGTCGTATCACGACGAAGCAGCTCGGCAAACCCCATCAGTGCAAGATCGAGTCGCTTTCGCTGACTGTTGCGATTCGCATTCACAAACAGAACTCCTCCGGGCGGGATTCCCATTGTTGATCGAATAGATGCACGGACTGAATCAGGGAGCCTAGAAAACAACGTTGTGTCCACTGCATTCTCCAGAACACGAATGTCTGGAAAGGGTGCATACTTGGTGTAGATGTCTGCCCAGTACTGTGTGAAGCAGTATACACGGTGCGCATTCTTTGTGATCGTCTCGATCAGTGGAGGGGCAATGCCCTCGTAGACCTGATCCACATAGACCCACAACTTATACGGTGACGTCGCCTTGTCAAACTTCATGGCCTCCACAAAACGGTGGATGATCAACGGATCATTGTAGATCATCACCACATCTGGATTCACCATCTCCAGATACTCGTAGATCTTGTTGAATCCAAACCCCTCCTCCTTCGGATCCTCATTGGCAGCTGCATCGTAGGCAATGACACCCTTGGGAACCGTGCGAATGCTCGTCCGTGCAGGAAGGCGCTGAAATCCAAAGTGATACGTCTTTACCTGCGGTGACAGGGTCGCCAGCTGTCCAAGAAGATTGTACACCACCTTGGAATACCCCGTCGTCTGATCTACGTGCGTGCTAACAAGAACAAACCGCATTGTGTTCTTAGTCTTTTCTCTCCGTAAACCATAATGCCCGTCTTGCGCCCATCGAGTTCCGATTTCACATCCTTCGTCAAGGCGGCTGCGCAGTATGTTGCACCTGGACGTACTGCTAAGGTCTCTAAATCTGGGGGTGTTCCTGTTGCTTTACCTGGGTTAGGCGCTGTCGTCCGCACATCCCAGGTCGGTGCATTGGCGTCGCCCAGTACAAGTGCGGTCATCATCAACGGAGTGACACCACTGGCGGCAGTTTCTGCGGCGGTGATTAGAGTGCTTCTAGGTATTGTCACGACGCTCGCAGGAAATGGCACTGCCACCTTCGCTAACGGCACAGGCGCCGCCGCGAGATTTAACGGTCCGAAAGGAGTCGCAGTGACATCGACCGGTGATATCGTCGTTGCGGACCCCGGTAACAACCGCATCCGGCTTGTGACACCGGGCGGTGTGGTCTCCACTCTCGCGGGACAGACAACCGCCGGCTTCGGCGACGGCACAGGCGCCGCTGCGAGCTTCAACAACCCGATTGGAGTCGCCGTGATCCCTTCGAGTGGAGTGATCGTTGTTGCGGACACCGGTAACAACCGCATCCGGCTTGTGACACCGGGCGGTGTGGTCTCCACTCTCGCGGGACAGACAACCGCCGGCTTCGGCGACGGCACAGGCGCCGCTGCGAGCTTCAACGAGCCATATGGAGTCGCCGTGATCCCTTCGAGTGGAGTGATCGTTGTTGCGGACACCGGTAACAACCGCATCCGGCTTGTGACACCGGGCGGTGTGGTCTCCACTCTCGCGGGCAGCACCGCAGGGTTCTCAAACGGCACGGGCGCGGCCGCGAGATTTTCCTTCCCAAATGGAGTTGCCGTTCTTCCAGATGGTAATATTGTCGTGGCCGACTACAATAACTTCCGCATCCGGCTCGTGAGACCAGACGGTGTCGTCACGACGCTTGCGGGCAGCGGCAACTGGACGTTCGCCGACGGCACGGGCGCTGCTGCCAGTTTTAAAGAACCAGTCGGAGTCGCCGTGACCTCAAGCGGTGATATCGTCGTTGCGGACCCCAATAACCACCGCATTCGACTTGTGACGTATCCCGGAGGGGTGGTCACGACGCTTGCGGGCAGTGGCACTGACGCCTTTGCAGACGGCACGGGCACTGCCGCGAGCTTCAGTTCCTCGCAAGGAGTCGCAGTGACCCCGACCGGCGATGTCGTCGTGGCCGACACGAACAACAATCGCATCCGTTTGATAGTGTAATCAATACTGCGGTCTAATTTCTTACCAACTTATAAATGCAGGTCAACTCAGCCCAGGATTACCTGACTCAACTGAAGCGTCAGATCATTGCCAAGTCTCTGACGGTAGCTCCTCCTCCCCTGAAGCGCAGAACGAACACCCAGTACATTGGCGTGCTTGCCAACAAGTCCGATCGGTATGATATGTCTGTTGCTGTCAATACACTCGTTCCCACTACGCTTGGAAAAACCGTTACGTCCTTCTGTTGCGTTCCGACGAACACTGCGACCACGACCTATTTAGTCTAATCGTCGATTTATGTTGTACTTTAAGTAACAATGCCCATCCTACGTCCATCTGGGTCTGATTTTACATCCTTTGTCAAGGCGGCTGCGCAGTACGTTGCACCTGGACGTACTGCTAAGGTGTCCAAATCAGGCGGTGTGTCCGTTGCTTTGCCTGGATTGGGCGCTGTTGTCCGCACGTCGCTGGTCGGTGCACTGGCGTCACCCACAACGAGCGCGGTGATCATTAATGGGATTACGCCACCACCGGCGGCTCCGGCAGCGCCACCTGTGGTAGTTAAAGTGCTTCTAGGTATTGTCACTTCAATTGCGGGCAGCAGCCAGTCCTTTGCAGACGGAACGGGCACAGCAGCGAGCTTCAACAACCCGTACGGAGTCGCCGTGCTTTCAAACGGGACCATTGTCGTGGCCGACTATATCAACAGCCGCGTCCGGTTGGTAACACAGTCCGGCGTAGTCACCACTCTCGCGGGCAACGCCTCCGCCACATTCGCCGACGGAACGGGCTCGGGCGCAAGCTTCAACGGCTTACAAGGAGTCGCTGTCACCTCGACCGGCAACATTGTCGTGGCTGACACGCTCAACCACCGCATCCGGTTGGTGACACAGGCTGGTGTCGTCACAACACTCGCGGGCAGCGGCACTGCCGCCTTTGCCGACGGCACGGGTGCGGGTGCGAGCTTCAACAACCCTAAAGGAGTTGCCGTGATCCCTTCGAGCGGCGTCATCGTCGTCGGTGACACGGTCAACCACCGCATTCGGTTGGTTACAGCCGCAGGTGTCGTCACAACGCTCGCGGGCAGCGGCGAAGGATTCGCCGACGGAACGGGCGCAGCTGCAAGGTTCGCCTACCCAAATGGAGTCGCCGTGCTTCCAGACGGCAACATTGTCGTAGCCGACGGAGCCAACCGTCGCATTCGCCTTGTGACACCGGGCGGTGTGGTGACCACACTCGCCGGCAGCGGCAGTCCCGGCTCCGCCAACGGCACAGGGACAGGCGCGAGCTTCAACTCCCCGCAAGGAGTCGCAGTGACTTCGACCGGCGACGTCGTCGTGGCTGACCAAGGCAACCACCGCATTCGGCTCATAACCTACCCCGGAGGTGTGGTCACCACACTCGCGGGTAGCACCGCAGGGTCCGCAGACGGCACGGGCACAGCCGCGACCTTTAACAATCCGGGTTCAGTCGCAGTGACCCCGACCGGCGACGTCGTTGTGTCCGACACGTTCAACCACCGTATCCGTTTGATAGTCTAGTGTTTCTCCATTGATATATAAGAAC